GGGTGATATCAATGAACCTGGTTTCCGTATCGGGCGCAAGCTGGAAAAGCTGCACGAGGCGATTCAGTGACGCCAGAAGTAGCAAAAGAGATGATTCCGATTCTTGAGGCCATTGTGAGGGGCGAAGAAGTTGAGCGCCGTTGCGAGGGTGAGAATTGGGAACCGCAATGCGGAGCAATGATTCTCAATGACAGTTGGGAATTCCGCATCAAACCCTCACTACGCGAATTCTGGATAAATGTATATCGCGAAGCGGGCCATAGTCACACGGTACACCATTCAAAAGAACTTGCCGTAAAGTTTGCTGATTCCCATGTAAGACGAACAATCAAAGTCCGAGAAGTTCTCAATGAAGACTAAATGCGCCTGCTGTGAAAAGACTGGGCAACTCGGTAATGGCATTAGGTACACCAAAGTCGTAGAGAACAATAAGACAATCTCCATTCCATTATGCAGTCGTTGTCAGGTGGATATAGAAACCAAGGAAATGAATACTTTAGATGAGAAAGGACAGGCTACTAATGACACTTGACGACATACCCGAAGGAAAGACGCTAACGCTAACGGCGTTTATAAATCGTCTGTTCAAATACGCCGGCTGCGATCCAACGTGTCATGCCTGCAGCACCGTCATTAAGGTTGGCGAACTATTCAAGCTGGCCATGCACCGCCGGCAGATATTTACCGGTGCAAGTTTCAAAAGATTGGACGAACCGCGAGACACAATGTTGTGCGGAAACTGCACAGTTGACGACCTGACCAGAACCGAAACGAACCGCCGCCGCCGCTATTCCCGGTATTTGGATGAGCATCCAAGAGCTGGCTATTCACGTCCGAGTAGGGCCACTGACCACGACGAACCGAAATGAAATCCTACACATTCCGTCTGTTCCTATATATAGCTATTTGTATGCTAGCGGGAGTCGCAATAGCAATGATCAGGACATACGGATGAATGACCGAGAGCTTGCAGATAAGGCTGTAGCGTTGCTTGGCTATGACAACGATGGTGACGAGATATGTGCTGCCACGTATTACACTATACCTGAAACTGATGATAAGGATGCTGCCGGATTTGTCCGTGATCCACGAGTGGCAATGGCGCTGATAAATATACTCATAGATCGTAGCTACAGCTTCCTGTTAGCACAAATGCCCGACAGTAAAGCTGTAATGACAATTACCTCTCCGTGGCTTGGAGAAGAAAGGCGCAAGGAATGGGACGCACAGGTAGTTGATGAAATTACAGAGCGCGCAATCGTAGAGGCTTGCGTTGAGGCTCTTTCGTGAAAACTTGCACCATATGCCTTGAGCTGAAAGAGAACGCTCGCTTTGATCGTAGTGATACCTCTGATGATGGTCACGTTGATCAATGTAAGGCCTGCAGATTAGAACGCCAGAAGTTTCTGCGACAATCCAGGTCCGGTGTGGATAATGATAAATTACTAAGGAACTGGAAGCCAGTAGACATCGAATGGGAAGAAAACCAATGAACGATCAAGACTACATACGCAAGGCAGTTGAACTGGCTGATGGGTGGAATATTGGCGAAACAGACTTTGGGACAACGGTAATTGTACCACCATTTATCACGCCAGAAGTTGAGGGCTTGCAAGGGTGGTCAATTGATAATATCCATCATGGAATCCTTGACGCTCTCGCCGCACAGCTTGTGAGGCAGGTGGATGCGATTAAATACCATGAAGTAATGACAACCTGTAACACAGTAGATGTGATTAAGGATGATGGCATTGACTACCCACAGATAATATCGCAGATAGATGGCCCAGACCGCACCATGAACACCATCAAGGCTATTGTAGATAGCGGTGTATTGAGATGAGTAACGAATCTGCATTGATATTAGCCATTATAGATCAACTGGATGATCATATTGCTGAAATCATACGAGACATTGAGCCGAACAGAGTAACGATACCACCTAGCTGGCGTAAGGACGGCAGATACAATCGTGAGTATCGGTCAACCAGCAATCAGCCCCGTATGTCTCGCCCACTTCCTGATGCAATAGCCGAGAAGGTAGAGGAAGCTAGGGCCGCACCCAAAGACTTCGTGATAGAGCACGGTTGGCATGGAGACCCGGAAGGGTATGAATGGTGGGACCGTTCCTACTGGCAGACAGCGATAATCAGAGACAGACTGCAAGACTACGTAAACGAGATGCATAACTAATGGACCCAAAAACAGGCATACACGAACCCACAGAACCAATGGTCAAGATACCAGAATGGATGGTGATTAATTCATTACCAATTCTGTACCAGGATGGCATTCATGATGATACTGCTGCAGTTCAGGCCATGATAGACGGTAAGCCATATCAACTAACGAGTGGCAAAATAATCATACCAGCTTCAGAAAAACTGAAAGAACACCTATCCAAGGACGAATCATGAAGAAAATGCTGAATGAAATCGTATTCAAGGACCGTTTGCCTAACAATTTCCGACTTGCTTGGCCGGTTAATCCTGACGATACATATCTCATCGTGTTCGTGCAGTGGGATCAAGGCGAACCGTGGGAAGCTATTCCGGTAGAAGTTCAACTTAGCGCATGTAACGAAGGTTGAATTCTAATGAGCGCATACAACAAGAGGACGGATAATGAAAGGTTCAATAACGTTAACACCAACGCATGACCCGGATGAAGTGACGGTTTTCATGGAGATTAATTCCGACGGTGACTCGGTAATCTTGGGCCACGTAAAACGCTATGCTGGAGGATGGCAAAGCATGGAAAATGTTCAACCACACGACCTAAGACGTGATGCCATCAAGTTCTTGCAGGATAGGCACGATGAGCGTACTCTGTAAATTCAAACGGCCCATCCTCATAGATAAGGACGAGCCGTTTCTGGAAGTCGGTCTTGTAGGATTCCAGGCGCGAGAACATTATACACCAAACCTCGCCCAAGAAATCAACCTTAGCCGCATCCAGCGGCGAATTAACGTCGATAGAGTCAGTATTAGGAAGGGTGCCGAGATTGGTACTGCCAAGCTAGATGGCAGCCATGAGGTGAACGCACAGCAACATGCCGCAAGATCGGCCTCTGTAGAAGCTGAGTCGGTAGGCGTGACAAACTGGCCCAACGTGGGCGCAGCCAAGCGAGTCCGGCCACCCTTCACTCATGCTGATTCATATAGTCGGTGTTTTAGAATTGAGTTAGGTACGACAAACAGTCCTTGCCCGATGATGCACTCGCAGGCATGCGCAGATTGGGTGGAACAAATCGTACGCCTTGTGAGGTTGAGTTCATCTAAGCCCATGCAGTCACGCGCTGGCACCAATCAAGGAAAGCGGCCAAGTGTCGCGAGATATCTCAATTCGATCCAGTTAGACCGTGTAACTCAAACAAAGCAGGGTGGCTGCCTGTATGAATGGCCCTGTAGTCAGAATTATGGAGGATTAAATGCTGTGTTTGTTCAGCAGCCCCGAGACAATCTTGGGGTGTCCTCCCCTTTCTGGCAGAAACCTGGAATAGGAGTACGCCCCTCCGTTAGGTCCAGTTCCTTAAAGGCACTGCTGAGAGGAAAGGATAGCCCAGTACTGTCAGGAATGATGCCCAGAGCTTTATGCTACAGGCCGGTAAGACTACCTACCGAGGAAAGGGGTGGAGCTATGGTGACGAATGATTGAAAATTGTTACGTTTATCTGATTCAGGAAACCTTTACGGGTGCAATACGCGGTGAATGCGCTGTAAAGATAGGTCTTGCCATAGACCCATTAAGGCGGGTGAAGGAGCTTCAGACGGGGAACGCAAGACGGTTACATCTGCTTATGAAGATTGGTCCCATGAGTGACATGCGGGCCGTGTCGATAGAAAGAAAGCTGCACAGAAGGTTTAAGAAGTGGCGTTTAGTTGGCGAATGGTTTGAGCCGTGTGTGATTAAAATGATGCAGAGTCACACGAGCGATATTGAATATGAGACAGATGTTGAGGTTTTTCTGCCGTCACCTAATAAAGATTCAATGAATGAACGTGAAGTATCGATAGATTTAGACAGAAAATTAGTAGCTCTAGCGACTCATAAATTGTAAGGGGGGAAAGCTTTAGCTATGGGGATAAATAAAACAGGACTACAGACCGATGAGTAACAAACTACAAGGACCTCTTGCACCACGCGAGTACGACGACCGGAGAAAGAAGAATGTGGACGTTTGGTACTACGAGGAACCCTATGGGATCACCGTTGTATGCGGGGCTAATGCCGAGGGCAAGATGGTTGTTATCCCCCGCAGTGCGATTGAAGCGTACTTGGAGCGAGTTTCGGAAGGACCAAGTAAATAGAGGCTACGGATAAATAGGAGAACGAAATGAGTGAAGTTGGAATAGCACAAACAGCAAAAACAGTAGGTCAAATCAATGAAATGACCAACAGATCGCAAGATAGGATTAGTACAGCGCGTAACATATCACAAAGACTTCAAGAATTACGTGTACGTCTTATTGGTGGTGTGTCGGAAGCAAAGGAAACGGTTGATGCACCTGAACCTGTTAGGCCGGAGATTGATGGACTCAGCCATGATCTTAATATCCTTGGGGACATTTTGAATGAAATAGAAGCAGACTTATCGGCTCTTGAGGGTTTGTAAAGAGGACCACACATAGGAGCAGATATGATCGACATTTTTGATAAAGCCAGATGCTTGATTAGAGGCCATATATGGAAGCATTACGCCATTGTGGAGTGGTATGACGATGATCGTGGCGGGCCACCAAACAAGCAAAAGATTAAGCGAAAGTGCTTGAGCTGTGGTGCGAGAAAGTCTGAAGTAATTGTAAATGATTGATTTTGAAGAACACCCATGAAATGGACTAAAGAGCCACCGACTGAACCTGCATTTTATTGGTGGCGTTCAGACACAGATACGCCAAGACCAATTGAAATTTTAAGCTTAGATGAACAGTTTGGCGGTAAGAACAAAATATTTGGTCTGTACGTTCGAGGAGTGTCACGTAATATGTACAGTCTTTCAGATTGGGATGGCGGTGAATGGTGGCCTGAAAAGATAGAACCACCAGAGGACTCAGAATGATGTGGATATCGGTTGAGGATAGATTGCCTACTGAGGATGATTTAATCAGGCATGAAGGTTTTTGGATGCTTATGTATTGGCTCCATACCGGAACGTGGGAAGTGAATGGTTGGTCATCAATAGATGAAGTTCATTCAGAACTAAGGGCAGAAGCGACTCACTGGCAACCCCTCCCAGAACCACCGAAGAGCGAATAATGGATTATATTGGACCTCATTTCGATGGCAGCACCTATATTCCTGTCCTTGACCATATCCGCCTGACAGGGCAATTACACCGCGTGTACGGCGTTCTAAAAGACGGCCATTGGTATACCTTGAGAGAGCTATCAATGTTGGCTAATTGTCCTGAAGCGAGCGCGTCAAGCAGATTGAGGGATTTGAGGAAAGATAAGTTCGGCGGCCATACTGTAGACAGAATCCGTAAAAAGGGAGGATTGTTTTTGTACAGGCTGAAAATAGATCCACAACGGGAAATGTTTTGAGTGATATCGTCAAAATTGGTGATACAACCTTATATTTGGGTGACTGTCTCGAAATTCAGCCTCAACTACAACACATCGATGCCGTGATTACAGACCCCCCATACGGCATTTCGTATAAGTCACCCATTGGTAAGGGTCAGTATGAAAGGGGCGATTACGAGGTACTACACGGGGACACAGAGCCATTTGACCCACTTCCCTGGATTGACTACCCAGAAGTGGTCATGTTTGGGGCAAATCACTTTGCCGATAAGTTACCTACATCTGCGTGTTGGTTGGTTTGGGATAAGCGAGACGGCATGACATCCAATAATAACAGCGATTGCGAGTTGGCCTGGAAGCGCACAGGCGGGTCTGCGAGATTGATTCGGCATATGTGGAATGGAATGTTGAAAGATAGTGAGAGAAATCATAGGCGAGTACATCCAACCCAGAAGCCCGTTGTTGTCATGGAATGGGTGATTGACCTTTGTGGTAGCCCGCAAACCATCTTAGATCCTTACATGGGTAGCGGTACTACTGGAGTTGCTGCTGCAAATTTGGGTCGAAAATTCATAGGAATTGAGATTGAACGTAAGTACTTCGATATTGCCTGTGAACGCATCGAAGCCGCTTATGCACAGGGACGGTTATTTGCATGAGCGATATCCGTAGAATGTAATGGAAGCATTTTTTACAAAACTCCCAAATGCTTCTTTCATTCCAGCAAGTGAGAATGATGCTGAATTATTGTCAAAGGTGAAGGTCGGCGAGACAGTTAAGTTGGTTCTGACCCGACCGCGGAATATTAAGTTTCATCGCAAGTTTTTCGCTTTGATGCATTTGGCCTTTGATTATTGGGAGCCGCCAAAACACGGTGAAGGGTCTGCATTAGCCGATAAAATTACCATAGAGCGTAACTTTGACCGTTTCAGATACGATGTAACGATACTTGCTGGCTATTATGATGCTACCTATAGACTTAACGGAGATGTGCGCTTAGAGGCCAAATCAATCAGTTTCGGCAGTATGAGTGAGGATGACTTTGAAAAGTTATATTCCAAGGTAATTGATGTGATTATTAACCGAGTCTGTACACAATGGACCGAATACGAATTGAGAAAGCAGGTTGAAGACTTGGTGCTGGATTTTGTCTAATTAGGAGAGTTTTGATGACTGAATTTAAGAAAGCATTTGATGAGTACGTTAAATCTGATCGTTACAAAGAAGGTAGCGATCCAGAGACAGTGAAGGCGCCAGCAAGTCAGCGTCAGTTTCTTGAAAATCGTTTGTATTGGGCCTTTAGTGCTGGATGGACTGCTGCTCAATCAGAAAGCCACTAACAGAGACAGACGATCATGAGTATGGATACAGTTTTGTATTGTGATAAACATAATGAACACTATTGGGCAGGCACTAAATGTCGATATTGCGAGCAAGAAGATTCTATTGAGCCTGAAGAAAAAGAACCCGAATGAACTGGCGATTCCTATGCTTTCTTGGAATGCTAATGCTTAGTTTATTAATGTGGGCTGTCATTATTAGTTTTGTATTGTGAGTCTTAGCAGATACGGAAACAAGCGTGATGACAACGAAGGCGATATTATCAAGGCACTGGAGGCCATCGGGTGCTCCGTGGTCAGACTCGACACACCTTGCGACCTACTATGCGGTTATCGGAGAAGGACGTATCTTCTCGAAGTCAAGAATCCAGAACAACCCAAAGGGAATCGCAAAAAGACCAAGGATCAAGAAAATTTCTTCAACACATGGAACGGACAAATAGACATTGTGGAAACCGCAGAACAGGCGATAAGGATTGTAACAGATGAGTGATGTAAGTAAACAATGGATTGCAGTTACAGATCGGTTACCGCCAACGAATGAACATATCATTGTTTATGACGATGGTGTTGGTACTGCTTTTTTTCTATCAAAAGATATTAGTGCTATTGCTAGCGGCCATCCATCTTGGCATGAACTTACTCACTGGATGTCGTTGCCGGATGCACCTAATTTAGGAGAATAGAAATGAGCGATCTACCAAAGAAACTGCGAGACGCATCACATCCTTATCGTTGCATAGTTGGTCCAGATGGTGAGACTACTCTTATGGAACTTGGCGCAGACGAAATTGATCGCCTGATTACCAAAACCAGAGCACTCCGAGCAATTATAAATTATGCACTTGCATGTCTTGGGAATGGTCCAGCTTCAGAAGTAGAGCGTAGATTGGCCGCTATTTCAGGAAATCAAAGTCTTGGCTGATGAGTAATGTAGACAAAACGATTACCAAACGTCGCTTAGCTAAAAAGCAGTTAGTCAAGGGCGAACCAGACTATGATATTGAGGCATGGATAACAGGTGTTCGTGTAGGTTCTGATGATGTTTTGTGGGATATTCAAATTGAGGGTGAGGACGATTACGAACTTGCGGCTGGTATCTTGGAACGCGCTGCTGAAGTTCTGAGAGATAAAGATTGAACAAATCAGACTTAGACCGAATGGCCGCTATCAAAGCATCAGGTTGTATTCTGTGTTTACTGGCATCTGGTAAAACATGCCCTTCAGATGTGCATCACCTCACTGTCACAGGTCGCAGGAGAGGCCATCAGGCGACTATCGGAGCTTGTCCGTTCCATCACAGAGGGTTGGTCCCTGACGAGCATACAAAGCAGTCTATGAGCGGTCTGGTAGGACCTAGCTATGCATGGGGGCGTAGAGGCTTTGCTGAATTCTTCGGTAGCGATGATTTGTTATTGAAAATACAGAACCTGGTTCTCAAGCATTTCAAGGAAAGCCCTTGGAACGATTATAATGTGTCGTATGAGGTAAGACGTGAAGCACAGAATTTGTGGAGTGAAAGGCTATGAATGACGATAACGTAACACACATCATAACCGCTGAGACAGTAGGTCTGGATCAGTTGGCTAGTTTCGATTGTAAGGGGCAAGCTGGTCCCGGTGTTACATTTGAGATTGCTTGTAAGGAGGTTAAACGCTTGACTGCTGAAGGCGGGCGCTTGAAGGCAATCATCAACAGGGTGTTCGATGTTTACACTGATGAGGCCGACCCAGATGAGCGATCACGAAAAATGTGGGACATTCTTGGTGAGGGTGTCTCTGAAGACCCAGTTTCAAGTGGTCAGAAGCCTGAAGATTATTGATGAGCATTATGAATTGGTGAAACGATGAGTGATATAGAAAAAGATGCTTGCAAGTGTTTTCGTATTGTAGTTAAAAAAGAATTGGCTGTTATTAAATATCTTTTGGAAATGATTGTGGTGCTGTTATTTGTGCAGGTTGCATTATGGGTGATATCGAATTGGTGAGGAAATGAATGACGATAATGTAACAAGCATTATAACTGCTGAGACAGTAGGGTTGGATCAGTTGGCTAGTTTTGATTCAAAGGGTCAGGCTGGACCAGGAGTTACCTTTGAGATTGCTTGTAAGGAGGTTAAGCGTCTGACTACAGATGTTGAACATCTAAGGGTTGCTCTTAAACGTTCGGTGGTTGGTCTAGATGATTGGATAAATACTTTCGCGTCTGAACTATGCAACGAGAAGCGTGTCGCAGAGGCATATGATCGTATTAACGCGGTTGGTACGTTGATGTATGTTGCCAAGATTCAAGAGGCCAATCGTGAAGTCCTAAAATTGTCAGAGGACAATGTTGCCGTACAGCATCACATTGCCTGCGAATATCAGGTTACTGGTGGTTTGGGTAAATGTGATTGTGGATTGGATGCTTCCGTAAATAAGAGTTTGTGATACAATAAAAACGCCCAATCGCAGTGAAACGAAAGGGCGTTAGAGTTTCGCTAAAATGAGTAGCGGAAGGGTTCCCAAAACAATTATAGGCTCCCACTCCCAAAATCACAATAGCGCTATTCTCGTACCCGTCACGAAAGTTATGGGGCATAAGCCACCCGCACGGACAGAAAGGTTATCGAGATTTCGCCAGAGCGCATATACCAAACACTCTCTGCTCGCCTTAACGGTACTTTTGGAGATTTGTATGGAAATTAGGCTTAATGCAGACGGAACGCTTGATAAAATCGTTGGCGAGGGTCAATTTCACCTTGAGCAAATGGATCGTGACATTTGGTTTCTTGAGATTGACGGTGTGGCTATGATGTTGGGGACAAATACCGAGGCCCACATAACCGTAACGCTAAGAGACTACACCGCATGGTCTGAGGCCGAACGAATCCTAAAAGGACAAAGCAATAAGGGACGTTCTGACTGACTAACAGAACGGGTGGTTGAGGTAGAACCACAGACATCGAATCTTCCCATTGGTAGACTCGTCACCTACCTACTAAGGGAGAGGTGGTAGCTGTAATGAGGATTTGATATGAGTGTCGGACTTAAGCTGTTAACTGATACTGATTATGACTTTGATGATATTGAGGTCATGGCACCAGATTACAGCAAAGAATATGTGTGGTTGTGGCAAGGTGGTGAAGATGGAATGGACCAGCGTATTGACATTAGCCGTAGCCAATTGACGCAATTTGTAGCCCTGATAAACGAGATACTGACCTGAAACCCTGTATACTCCCCGCATGCAAGCCATGAAGACATGTTATGGGGGAACAAATGCATGTACAAATGATATGTGGTCGGGTTTATTACCTGATCAATGGATTCGTGCGTGAGCTGGAAAGGGTCTGTGAGGAGTATTTAGATGACGATATGGAGACGGACCAAGCGTAAAGTCATAAGAGCTTGGAATCGCTTTAAGGCTTGGGGTTATGCAATCTTGGTAGCTCTTGGTCTGGTTGTTGCAATTCCAACTCAAGCTATTGAGATGACAGTAACGTATACACGAGCCACTGAGTATATGGACGGTACACCCATGCCGTTATCGGACATCCAAGAATCACGGCTTTATTGTGATGGTGTACTTGTTTCTACAGAACTGGGGGCCGATCAAGACTGGAATCCCAATATGGCTGCGGGTACCTATCAATGTTATGGCACTCATGTCGATATTTTAGGCAGAGAGTCTGGGCGTAGCAATACGGTAACGAAAACAGTCATTCCAGGACTACCAAACCCACCCATATTGGATAATTGAGTGCCCTATAATTCCAAACGGTTATCTGACTTACAAGCAGAACGCACTAATGATCCTCATGGACGTAGTTATTCAGGAATGAATGACGCTCAATTTCATACTTCTGTGAATCTTGAGGACATTTCTGTACCAAGGGAGACGAATGGGGTTGAAGTCTTCAATGCTTATGTAGGATCAGAACTACCCTCCAGAAGTTCCGATGCATGGCAGAATCTCATATTATTGGGATCAATGAGCGCCGGCAATACTTTCAAACTAGAGGGCAATATATTGGTTGTGTTGAAAAGTGCCTTTGGACCCGGAACACAAACACGAACCAATCTCATCGCCCTGACAACTGAGGATAAATCCCCTGCTTTTATTGCAGGACTTCCAATCGCGTCTTTAGGTGATGTAGGAAAAACTAATGGCTGAAACAAAGATTACCTATGACACAGATGCCGCCTTAGCAGTAGCGGCATGGACGACCACGCTCCTTACTGGAGAGGCTGCTACCTCAGCTATCTTTGATAACACTTCAACGCTATACCAGGACGTTCTTGTTGGTGGCGTTATTGAGGCCGATACTGTGACGGGTGTTATGGCGGCCGGCGAGGACTATCAGATTTATATTATTGGTCAGTATTCAGAAACGGCCACCGATATGGGTGGTGGTATTGATGCCTTATTAGGTGCTGCAGGCGAGGAAGTTGAAGACGTTTCATGGGTAAAAGCTAATTTAACGCCTTTAACAACCATTAATCTTGAGGCCACAACCCCTGATACCCAACAGGGCTATCACTGGGGACCACTTTCAGTTGCACAGTTTTTCGGGAGCATGCCTAAACGCTTTATGCTGTTGTTGGTTAATAATACCGGAGCATCATTAGGTTCAGGTTCAGATGTTAATACCACCGGCATAACCTACACGACAACCTAATGGCTGAGGGTCAAATACGAATAGGTGTTCCGTGGCCCAGAAAGCCGCCTACCGGAACACAGATAAATAGATCGCATCCATCTGTTCGGGGTATGGTTGGTTGTTATTTGTTGGGGTCACAAGCCCTGGTCAATCTTGTCAGCGGTGTGGTCACAAATATGACTGCATCAGAGGGTGGGCTTCGTAGGGGGAATGCCTTTTTCGATAGACCAGACGCCAGTGGCGTCGTTTTAGATCTAACAACTGACGATGTCTTTCCTCAAGGCACTTTTATGACACAGACATTTAGCCCTGGTGTCACGGGGGGTACCTCCACCTCCGTAAGTGCAGATTCTTTACTGGCCCTAGAAGCTCGCGATGCTTCTGGCCTTGCCAGAGTGAGTTTAAGAGTCAATGGCTCTCCTTTCAATTCGGATGGTCCCCACACAGAGCTAGGGAAAGACGGTAGCATCCTTACATGGAGATGGGATACGGCAGCAAACAGCCGGAAGGTAAATTCTTCCACAGGGTCCGGTACAAGTGGCGTATCAATAACGACACCTGCCGATTCAGCAATAAAATTAGGCGCAAGGTTGTCTGATAACGACCTTGAAATTGAAGAAATGTTCTTTGCTTATTTCTGGAACAGATTTATTTCAGATGCAGAGGAATTATGGTTAAGGGGAAATCCCTGGCAGATATTCCAACCCCGTGCTGTCTACATACCAGTAGGCGTTGCAGATGTAGTCAGCGGTAGAATTATGTCCAGTCTCGCGTATCATGGAGGGCTTGTTGGGCCAGCTGGAATCGCAGGAGAGGGGGGCGGCCTCGCCAGTTAGGTCATGGAGAATTTCAATAGATGAGAGACATAACGCTTGAAGACACCTTTCGTCACCAGTTTACGACTCGTGCATTTGCTACTGGTATACCGACAGTCTTGGCTGGAACTCCGGTGCTTTCGGTGTTGGAGGAAAATAATGCTGCTCCAATCACAGCGGGCGTCAGTGTTAGTGTTGATAGAGCCTCTGTAGCTGGCTTAAATGAGGCCACCATCATAGCGACCGCGGCAAATGGCTATGAATCTGGGAAAAGCTATGCAATCTACATATCAACTGGAACTGTCGGCGGTACATCAGTAATAGGCGAAGTCGTTGGACAGTTTACCATTGAGTTAGCGGCAGCCTTTATACGTCTGGGAGCGCCTGCTGGTGCTTCAGTAAGTGCTGATATAGCCGTTATCGAAGGTCAAACCGATGACATCGGTGTTGCAGGGGCTGGTCTTACTGCGATTAACCTACCCAATCAGACAATGGATATTGTTGGGGATATCACAGGTAATTTGTCAGGTTCCATTGGTTCGAATATTGAACTTGGTCCGGCAGAGGTCAATGCTGAGTGTGATACCGCAATTAGTGATGCAGCGCTAGCGACAGCGGCGAATCTTGCAACTGTGGATACCGAGGTTGATAAGGTTGTCACAGCGGTCATCACGAATGCTGCAGGGGTTGATATTGCGGGCGACATCATTGCGGTAAAGGCGGAAACCGCTTTAATTGTGGCTGATACCGACGAACTGCAGGGAGATTGGGTAGGTGGTGGCAGACTTGATTTGATTCTTGACGCTCGTATGGCTGAGGCGAGTATTGATACTACTGCCGGGGCCATTGATAATGTTACGTTAGTGGCGACTACAACCACGAACACAGACGTTAGAGGTACTGATAGCGCAGCGTTGGCATCGGTTCTTGGAACTCCAGCAGGTGCTGATATCGCAGCTGATATAGCGGCCGTAAAGGCCGATACAGTAATACCCGAAAAGAATCAGGCTTTTAGTAACATTTATGTGTTGATGGTTGATGACACTGATCATGTTACGCCAAAAACAGGCCTTACATTGACTGTTCAGCGATCTCTTGATGGCGCCGCATTTGGTGCTGTAACCGGCACTGCGGCGGAAATATCCAATGGTATGTATCAATTTGATGCATCAGCTGCGGACATGAACGGCGATACAATAACATTCAGGTTCAGTGGCACAAATGCTGACGATACGTTCCTAACCATTGTTACACGATGATTCAGTGGAAAAACCATATTTCAGCCTTTACGGGGGCGCATTACCATTTAGATAATTCATTTCTATTGGTGCAACGGATTGCCGCATTTGTGGGGATACCGAGCGCCACAATAAGCGCTGCTGCACTTACCGAGCCGTTACTCGTTGCCGGCGGTCAAATCATCACCATTACGTTGAGCGACGATATCTGGGTTGCTGCCGGAAATCCTTTCGACCAAGTTCGCCAGATCATCATGAATGGTGGGACATCTGCCCAGTCGGAGGAAACTGGCTGGAACAAAGAGATTCGTGATAAACAGCCTGTCACTGCAGTAGTTAGGACGTCCGATGCTGTCGTCACCATAACGCTTGTAGCTTCGCCGGATTATGATATTACTGTAGGCGAGGTCATTACCGACACGGTGCCTGACGAGGCTCTGAATGCCGCTATCACACCTCTGATTGCTACGCCGACCATTGATGTCACGGCTACAACGGCGTTATTGGCACAACATTTTGTGCTATTTACATCGACTTCTAGGTCAGCTACATTTTCTTCTGAGTCGTATCAGGGTGCTACATTTCAGTCGGTAAGCAACGCTACGGCTGTTATCAAGGACACTCCACAGCCCCTTGGATTTCTACTGACAGAAGATGGTGGTATAATTCTACAAGAGAATGACCTGCCCATTGCCCTGGAGTAAGTATGAGCGCGACACATAACGAGCTGGCCGGTGTCACTGTTACCATTACGCCGCGCGATAACAATGGTGATCCCTATACACCGACAACAGCACGTTTTAGGCTGGATGATTGCTTATCTGGTAACGAATTGATTGACTGGACAACCATAGCCGTACCTTCCACTTCAATTCAGGTGGATATAGCAGGCAGTCTCAATGCTATTGTGAATAATCTTTTAAAGACACCGGAGAAAAAGGTGTTTACATTCAATGCAGATGATGGGTTGTCCACACAAAGCTATACTCAATATTTCTATAAAATCAAGAATTTAGGTTTTGCGCAAGTCGAATAGGAGATAATCATGCCAGGTCACACAGAACCTGAACGACGTAAACGCAGGAAAAAGACAAAAAAGGTAAAGCGGAAACGTAAATAATGCAGGTTGAAAGTCTTTCTATCAGCAAACTCACACCGTATCCGGAAAACCCCAGAAAGAACCGAACAGCGGTTGCTAAGGTTGCAGACTCAATAAAGGAGTTTGGATTCAGACAACCAATTGTCGTAGATGAGGATATGGTGGTTCTGGCAGGTCATACACGCCTACAGGCCGCTAAAAGACTCAAACTTAGCCAAGTACCTGTCCACATCGCAAAAGGGCTTACAGCGGCACAGGCTAAGGCTTACCGGCTCATGGATAATCGTAGCGCCGAGGACGCATCGTGGGATTTGGACCTGTTGAGCGTGGAAATAGGAGATTTATTGATCGATGGATATGATCTAGCACTGACGGGGTTTTCAGGTGATGAATTAAACCAACTGCTCAAACTGGACAGCCCAGAGGATGAGGATGAAATACCCGAAGATGTTGAGGCCATTACAAAGCTTGGTGATTTATGGATACTGGGCAATCATAGATTGATATGCGGAGACGCGACAAATGCCACTGATGTCAGTAGATTACTAGGTTCTTCTAAGCCGCATTTGATGGTCACAGATCCTCCGTATGGAGTTGAGTATGATGCCAAGTGGCGTACTGATGCTGGTTTACAAAAGACAGGCGCTCACGGCAGGGTTTCTAATGACGATAATGCTGACTGGCGTGAGGCGTGGGCATTATTTCCTGGTGATGTCGTTTATGTATGGTGTGCGCCTGGACCATTGAATGCTGATGTATTGAACAGCCTGCAGGAATCAGGATTTGAGGGCAGGATGCAGATTGTATGGGCTAAGTCGAGACTTGTGATTGGTCGCGGTCATTATCATTGTCAGCATGAAAACTGCTGGTATGCGGTCAGGAAGGGTGCTACGGGTCACTGGTCTGGATCACGTAAGGAATCAACGGTCTGGAACATTGATAAGCCCATGAAGTCAGAAACAGGCCACAGTACTCAAAAGCCTGTTGAGTGTATGCGGCGACCTATATTGAACAACTCAAACCCTGGCCAAGCCATATACGACCCATTTCTAGGATCTGGAACAACCATTATTGCTGCAGAGACAGAGGGACGTCATTGTTACGGTCTTGAGATAGAACCTGCTTATTGCGATATAATCGTCAAGCGATGGGAAAATCTGACAGGACAAAAGGCAGTTTGTGAATAGAGATGGTATCAAAGATGTTGATTCGGCAAAGGTAGAATCCCTTGCTGCTCAAGGACTTACGATAGAACAGATTGCATCCTGCATTGGTGTAAGCCGGTCAACTTTATACAGTCGAATGGGATCAGAGAAAAACGTTCTGGACGCCATAAAAGACGGACGAGCTAAAGGTGTGGCAACTATTAGCAATGCATTGTTTCAATCTGGTAAGGGTGGCAATGTAACAGCCCAGATATTCTACCTGAAGAACAGACAGCCAGAAGAATGGCGTGATAGACGCGAGTTAGAACACTCTGGACCAGAGGGCGGCCCGATAGTAGCTCAATGGTCAATCCTACCCGTAACACCCATTGATGAAACGGACACTTAAAGTCAATGCCAAGTTGTTGCCGTTTCTAACGAAGCCGCAGCCTATCAAGATAGTTATAGGTGGGCGAGGTTCTGGTAAGTCAATAGGGCTAGGTGATCTGGCTACTTTCAAGATGGATACTGAGGCTGCTGATATTTATTGTCTCAGGGAGTTCCAGGATTCAGTTGTAGACTCAGTGCATAAAGTCTTAAGTGATTCGATCAATCATCGGTTAAAGCTACAGGGTTGGGATATACAGGAACGCAAGATCATTGCTCCGAATGGTGCTAGGACTACTTACAAGGGCGCTAATAGAAACCCGGACGCCATGCAGTCTGCTCAAGGTTATAAATACTCGTGGTTTGAGGAGGCACACAGGGCGTCTCAAGCCTCACTGGATAAGCTGCTACCAACTATCATTCGTAATCCAGGCGCACAGTGCTGGTTTAGTGCTAATCCGCAGTCCAGTGCCGATCCTTTCAGTAAGCGCTTTATCAATCCGTATCAAAAACAGTTACAACGTGAAGGCTTTTACGAGGATGATCTGCATTACATAGTCATAGTGAACTGGCGTGATAATCCGTGGTGGAATGAAGATCAGGAAAAGCTCAGGCTATGGGATTACGAACACCAGACACGAGCCTGGTATGACTGGGTATGGGAAGGAGCTTTTAATGACTCGGTTGAAAACGCTATTATCAAGCCGGAATGGTTTGATGCCGCTATTGATGCTCATATAAAGCTAGGATTTAAGCCAAGAGGGATAAAGGTGGTGTCACACGATCCATCCGATGAAGGCCCTGATGCCAAAGGATTGAGCTATCGTTATGGCTCAGTCTTTGTGGACGTACAGGAAAAGACCGGCCTTGACGTTAACGATGGTTGTGACTGGGCGACTGGCTATGCTATAGAGAATCAGGCAGACGTTTATGTGTGGGATGCAGACGGTCTGGGAGCTGCGTTAAGACGACAGACACTGGATTCTATTACCGGCAAGAAAATGGACCACGTGGAGTTCAGAGGTTCAAAGGGTGTGGATAATCCCAAACAAGTCTTTCAGCCAACACAATCCAACAAGCGAGCTAAGACCAATGAAGAGACATTCAAGAACCGACGAGCACAGTATTATTGGTATCTGAGTGAGCGCTTTCATAAGACTTATCGAGCTGTTGAAAAGAAGGAATATATAGATCCTGATGAACTGATTAGTCTGTCTTCAGATATTACGAACATGACTGCATTACGGGCTGAAGTGTGTAGAATACCGAGAAAGCCAAACGGCAGTGGTCTGATCCAGATAATGAGCAAGGATGAAATGCGCATAGCAAAGATAGATTCCCCTAACATGGCAGACTCAATGATGATGAGTCTTGCTACACCATCGCCAAATAAGGCCGACATGAAACTACATTTTGCGAGTGTTTATGGCAATCCATGAACCATATTGGCCGACATTCCACGTGGCCTAAATGACTGATCACGCTGAGAATAATGGCTTCGAGAACCACAACAGCGTTCTCCAGCTGCTGCGTAAGGCACAGTCTGTCGAGACAGATGTACGTGATATTGTGCGTGAGGTACATGCCTTCCTCGATGACAAGGACGGTCAGTGGGACACTCATGCCGCCAAAGCCTTTGCGGGCCGTCCACGCTACACTCTGGATAAGTGCAATGACCTGGTTGATGATATAGCCGGGGCAATAGAACAGTCTGATTTCGATATCCAGATATTGCCTGCAGGAGGGGATGCAACCAAAGCCTTGGCCAAGACCTATGACGGTTTGATTCGAAATATCCAAAACCTGTCTAATGCAACGGATACTTACGATGCCGCGACACGCTTTACAGTCCGTGCTGGTATGGATGGATGGCGCGTAAACCAACGTTGGGGCGATAACAATACCTTTGATCAGGATTTGTACATCGATCCGCTTGCCGACTTTGTAGACCGTGTGTGGTTCGATCCGAACTCCATGCTACAGACACGAGAGGATGCTAATTACTGCTTTGTTTTGACGTCCATGATCAAGTCGGATTACGAAAAAGAATTCCCTGAAGGTAAGGGAAAATCGGTCAGTATTGGAGACCATACCAGCCAAACAGACCGAATGCCTGAAGTGATTGTAGTAGGTGAGATCCTCTACAAAGAGAAAGTCACGCGGAGAATAGTCGAGCTATCCAACGGTGCGGTGTATGTGGATGACGAGCGATACCAGAAGATCAAGGACGAGCTTGAAAAGCAAGGCGCCACAGAAGTACGTGATCGTGAGCGTGAAATGGATGAGGTCAAGACTCGTATATTCGATGGTGATGGCTGGCTAACGGATGTTCAAGAGACTGTATTTGAACTTATCCCCATAGTCCCTGAATATGCCAACTGGTCTATTCGCAGAAAGGTACCGAACTATTGGGGCATTGTCACTAAGAAAATGGATGCACAACGCATCTATAACTACACCGAATCCCGCAAGGTCGAAGATGGCGCATTTTCGCCGCTTGCTAAGATACTTGTCACCAAAGAGCAGATAGGTGGTGAGAAGGAGGCATGGGAACGCCTGAACGTATCAAATGAACCAGTTTTGCCGTATGAAAACGCGCCCGATACGGTTCCACCTTACAAGATAGGTGGTGCCGAGATTAATCCCGGCCTTGAATCTACCTCGCAGTCCAGAACCTACAGTCAACTGCTGGTATAGATCAGTTACCTGGACAACCATTAGGGTTACAGTCCGGCCTTGCTGTGGAGCTTAAACAGAATCGTGGCGATACCCGAAATTACAAATACACCCGTAGTAAACAAATAGCTGTGTGTCATACCGGCAAGATCCTGATGTTGGCTATCCCGCGTGTATACGATACTAAACGTCAGGTGCGTATTATCAATGAGGATCAATCATTCGAAATGGTTACAGTGAATGACAGGATTATTGACGAGCAAAGCGGTGATCCGGTTGAAGTCATTGACCTTTCCAAAGGCGTATATGACGTTACTTGCAGCATCTCGAAGTCATACAAGAACCGCCAGCAAGAGACTGTGAGTTCCATTATTGAGATGGCTGCTATTGATCCTGGTATCATTGAAGATGGTCGTGACGTGCTGTACAAGAGCCTCAATGGTCCTGGTTTTGATGTACTTGCAGAGCGCGTCCGCCAAAAGATGTTATTATCCGGCCAGATACCTGAAGATCAGATGACGGACGAGGAAAAGGAGTTCCTTGACACACAGCTATTTGTTTACTACGGGTGTATTTGTAATTTCGGGTATCGCCACGATTCTGTTTAAGCTCCACAGCAAGGCCGGACTGTAACCCTAATGGTTGTCCAGGTAACTGATCTATACCAGCAGTTGACTGTAGGTTC